GGCAGCCGTGATTGGAATCAGCATCGAAGCGCTGCTTTCCGAGATCGGACAGGAACCGAACCGCAATGATATTTTCACCGTCGGCGCGGAAACTTTTACCGTGTCGAGCATTATTCGCAACGATGGTTTGACCGTGGAAGCGGTGGTGACAAAATGAGCGCATTTTCAATTCAGATCAATCAGGAGGATATGAAAGCCGTCCGTGGTATGCTGGACGGAATCGAGAAATCCATTTCACTGGTGACCATGCGATCTATTAATAAAACATTGACCGGCGTAAAAACAGACGCCTCCTCCGCGATCAGGGAGAAGCTTAATGTCAAAAAATCGGCCGTTGATGAGACGTTTAAGATTACAAAAGCGACCACACTGAATCTGGCGGCAAAGTTTCAGAGCACCGGAAAACCACTTTCCCTGACCGATTTTATTGGAACAAGACAGGTCCAAAATGGTGTTTCCGTACAAGTCAGAAAGGACAAATCACGGACGATACTTCAGCGTGGTTTTATTGCGACCATGAAGAGTGGTCATGAAGGCGTTTTTTGGCGCGACTGGCAGTGGCATAATAAACCAAGTGCAAAATTAAACCGATTTATTCCTTATTCCAGGTTACCAAAGATATACAGACTTCCCATCCAAGAAGGCTACGCGCCGCGCGTGCCTGATTATTTGGGTGATAAAGGCCCGATCATGAAAACGGTTTTAACCAAAGCGAATGAACGGCTGCACAACAACCTGGAGCACGAGTTGGACTTTGAATTAAGCAAATTATGAAACGAACGAAATATGAGCTACGAGGGACAAAGATATGAACACCATCCGAGAACTGATCATCCTTGAATTTATGGCCAGGGCGGCTGTAATCCGGACTACCGGATCGCCGCAGGCTTACGCTACGGACATCGGAGAAAACGTGGTTCGCGCCCGCAAAACGCTGGACGCGGACGAACTCCCGGCGATTGTCATCTGGCCCATGTCCGAAGAAAGCCAGAACACGCACGGAATGGCCAGGCATATCATGACGCTCCGCGCCGAAGGTATCTGCAAATTCGGAACGGATAATCCGTCCGTCATATCCGAGCGGATTCTGGGAGACCTGATCAAATGCTTCACGTCGCCCCTGTGGGACCGGCGCCGGCTTGTGGAAAGCCCTGAATCTCCGGTGACCTACCTGCAGCCGTATGCCGATTCCATCGTCTATAAAAGCGGCGGTCTCGAATCCGCCCTGGATGACGGGGCGGTCAGCGTCGGATCGCAGGCCGGATTTGAAGTGACATACTGGACAAAGATTGGTGATCCATATAACCAGTAAATGGTGGATGATAAACTGTAGGGCGCGTTCCCCGAACGCGCCGTAAAAACGAAAATCGGAAACGACAATGGAAGAGACAAAAAAAAAAATCATGATGATAACCGGAAGCGCCCCATGTGTTCTGCAAGACATTGACGGCTTTTTTTCAACCTTTGGTCTTCCGCCTGCGCGCTGTTGCTACATGATTATCGGGCTTTCCGCGTCGGGAATGCACGCGATCCACTCCCGGTATATGGCGACTTATCACCCGTCCGAAATCCCGGAAATCAAAAAGAGGCGCGAGGGAATTGGCGGAAATACTGATTATACCGTGATATCGCACCTGACCGGCCCCGGCGTTGATATTGTCGAGCCTCTACTTCCGGGCGAGAGGTCCGGATCATCCGCCCTGCTGGGCGCGCTGGCCGCCATCAAGCTTGGATATGACAGGATTGTCCTTTGCGGCTGTCCACTGGAAGGGAAAAACGATAACGGAAGCCCTTATGAGAGTTTTCGCGTGGGATGGGAAAACAAGAAAAAGTATCTGAATGACAGGGTCCGCTCAATGAGCGGGTGGACGCGGGAGCTGCTTGGCGCTCCGACACAGGAATGGCTGCATGGTTGAGTTTATAACTTATGACAAATACGTCCGCAACGTCGTCAAAACCGGAAACGGTCATTGGACGGCAAAAGGGATTGATTATGCCGACCGCTGGCCATATCACCAAATTGCGATTGATCTTATCCGCTCGTTGAGAATTGATGATCCGTCGGACGTTCTGGAAATCGGCGCATTGGGAGCAACGCTGGTTAAAGGAAGCGATACGCTGGATTTCAACAGTGAGGAATTTAAAATCACGGGATATGATTACAAGCCGACAATCAATCATGATTTACGCATTCTTCCCTGGCCGATTGACAAGCATTACAAAGTCGTCGTCGCTTTGCGCGTCTGGCATCATCTTAAGCCGGTGGAGCGTGAAGCTTTTCTGGAAGCAAAACGAATTGCGGAAAACGTCATTATCGTTTGTCCTGAAGTCAATGTCCGCGGGCGCGGGATTACCCGGAAACAGTTCGAGCAATGGCACGGCGGATCGGCGGAAATATTCTCCGACGTCGCAATGGGTCCGCTTTATTTATTTAAGGGGACACCATGAAAGTGCCAGTTAAAAACATAATTCATCACCGGGGCGACGCCTTGCTGGAAACGTTTGAATATCAGGCTTATCTAATGCTTGTTCATGGCAATAGGAAGAAAGCCAAAGACATTCTTTTTAAAAATCATTTTGACCAGTATTGGACGGGTGTCAGGAACATTACTACACAACAATATGTTGCTGAAGTTTATAAGTCAAAAGGCGAACATCTACCGGGAAAGCCGGCGGATCACGACAAGAAATACGTCAAAGAAGCCGTCAATAATCGCGTCAATTACGAAATTGAGACGGCGTTAAGTATCGTGCACACCGGTTGTAAACTGGCGCCGGTGGGAAAGATGGAAGTAAATATCGTTAGATTATTCGATGGGCATAACAGGGCGGCAATTCAGGCCGCAATGGGATTTGAGGAAATAGATGTATTGATAGGCCGAAAATAATCGGCAATGGCGATTTCTGGACCGGTTATCTGGTTCCAGTATATTACAATCGGTCGAAATTAAACAACTTTAGGAGGAAACATTATGGCAACGGCAGAAAATGCAAAGATTCAATATGAGAGCGGACAGGACCTGGTGTCTTTTGTAGCCCTGACCGATCAGGGAGACCACAAGGATTTCCGCAGCGCGGACAGCTTATGGTCAAACCGGTCCGGATATAAACCCAGCGTCAAACCGAACGGATTGGCAACCGGCGGAGCGATCACCCCGGCGGCCAGCGGGACTAAGGATATGGTGGACGTGGCGGCGCTGACCTGCTATTTGGCCGGCGTTAAAACGACCGTCGCGGCGGACGCGGATGTTGAGGTGGCAAGACCCACATCGACTCACGTCAAGTATTCCATTACGATTCTGGCCAACGGGACCATCGCCGCGGTCAAGGGCGTTGAACACACGGCATTTTCCGACACGCGCGGCGCTGCCGGCGGTCCTCCGTATATCCTTCCGACCAGCATCGAAATCGGTCAGGTCTGGCTGTCCTCATCGGCAACGGCCGTCATTGGCGCGGATGAGATCAAGCAGGTGGTCGGGACGCATTGTGAGCGCTATGACTATCCCACGTGGGAAGAAAAGCGCTCCAACGTGGAAAGCGGCGTATTGGGATATGCGGGTGTGCTGTTCGCCTCCGCGCTTCCGCTGATTCATTCCGAGTTGTCCCCGGTATCCGCCATACCTAAAAAGGTTTATGCGCAGTATTACGAGCCGTCGTTTACCGACATTTCCAAGGCGGAAAATTTTGTTCCGCCGGAGACCAGCTATTCGGTCAGCTCCAAACAGATTTACCAGAAAACACTGGGATCCTCCACGTCTTCGCTTGGACAGGGAAGCTTCACCGCTTATCTGGAAGACGGTATTTCCGACGGATTGCTTTTGCTTGCGGGTGAGAACCTCTGGTTCCGGTTTTACCAGGACGCCAACAATTCCACGCCGTATGTTCTGGCGCAGGGTATCCTTGGTATCGGACGACAATTCCCCGCGGGCGATCAGATCTCCGCGGCCTGCACAATCTCGGCGGAATCGGGGGCGGATAACGTCACCGGGTAATGTGATTTGCATGGCGCGTTTTTAAAACGCGCCGGGATTATAACTGTCATCCCCGCGCAGTCGGGATACAGGAAGGAAAAAATGAAATTTGACTCCAAAAAATTTTTGAAGACGAAGTTTGAGCGGCGCACATTTCCCGTTCCGGTTCCGGACCTCCAGGCGTTTTTCCCCGAAGGAGAGGAAGCCGTCTGGATTGTCCGGGGTCTAACCGGTCAGGAGCTTGGACGGGCGGATGCCGCGGCGGATAAAAACAAAAATATAGTGGCGATTGTCAACGGTCTGACAGCGGACAACAGCAAGGAAAAGGCCGCCGCTATTAAGGATTTGCTGGGTATCGGCGGCGATACGCCGGAAGCCATCGTAAAGCGTATTGAGCACATGATTTTGGCCTCTGTTGATCCCGTTTGCACACGCGACCTGGCCGTGAAGCTCTGCGAGACGTATCCGGTGGAGTTTCTGGCGATCACAAACAAAATTGTGGAGCTGACGGGAAAAGGGCAAATGCCGGGAAAATTGCCGCCCTCTGGCGCGACGGCGGAGTCCGGGCCAGCCTTGCCTTGTGCTACGCCAGGGGGCGATTCCTTTACGAAGCCCGACCGGACGTCTTCCCCGAAGGCTACCTGACACCGGGCGAAATGGAATTGTGGTCTTTGTATTATCAAGACCTGAAAAACCGCACGTAGGGCGCGTTCCCCGAACGCGCCGCAAAACCGCAGACGGGGAAACGATTATTGTGATAACACCCGCGCGTTCCCCGAACGCTCCGCAAAACCGCATGTAGGGCGTGTTCCCCGAACGCGCCGCAAACGAAGGTGATAAATGGCTGACCTGACCAAAACCGTAGAAATCGTATTCGGCGCCGTTGATAAGGACCTCAGCAAGACTCTGAGAAGCTTCGAGTCTCAGTTCGGTACGCTGGGTTCCGGCGTCCACAGCGTCACGGAACCGCTGGCCAGGGCCGCCGATTCCGTCCTGAAGCTGGATGCGGCGCTGGCCGCTTTGGTCATTGGCGGCATGGCTCTGGCGATCCGGGAATCGGCAAACTTCAACCAGGGGTTTGCGCTTATTTCCACTTCCGTGGACGCTTCCGGGAAGGATCTGCAACGCTTCCGGGAAGATATTCTTAATTACGCCACCGGTTCCACAAAATCCCTGGCCGATATCAACGCCGCCCTTTATACGGCTGCGCAGGCCGGTGTCAAATGGGGTGAATCACTGGATTTCATGAGGGCGTCCGAACAACTGGCCGTCGCCAACAACGCCAATCTGAATACCACGGTGGACCTTCTGACCGGAACGATGAATGCCTACGGCTTTACTCTTGATGATGTCGGTCATTTGAATGACGTTTTTTTCACCAGTACGCTGATCGGGAAACAAACAATAGATGAGCTGGGACAGTCCATGGGCAACGTCGTGGGCATCGCCGCCAATTTCGGCGTGTCGTTTGAGGATCTTTCCGCCGCCATCTCTACGCTGACGGCCAAGGGCATGGATACAGCCGAAGCCATTACCGCGGTCAAGGGCGTCATCACAACGATTGTTTCCCCTTCCGTGGAAGCCGCCAAGGCCGCCTCCGATCTGGGTCTTACTTTCTCCGCCTCCGAGTTGAAGGCCAAAGGTTTGGATACGATGCTCCGATCCGTCATGCAGGCGACCGGTGGTAATGTCGATACGATGGCGAAGCTGTTTACGGAAGTGCGGGCGCTAAACGGCGTCATGCAGTTGACCGGCGACGGGATGGAGTTCTTTAAAAAGGCGCTGGATCAGATCAACAATTCCGCGGGATCAGCGGAGGGCGCCTACCAAAAGATGTCTGCAACCTTTGAGAATCAGACGAAGATGATTGTCAATACGGCCAGTGTTTTGATGATTGATGTCGGAACGCGCCTGGAGGCAACCGGAGCGGAGATTGCCGGGTCCTTTGGAGATTTGTTGAAGGGGATCAAGATCGGCGTGGACGAGGGCGCATTTGATCCGCTGTTCGCGGCGTTATCCGAAGCGGGCGGAGCTTTATCCGCATGGGTTTCCGGCGTGGCTAGCGCGCTGCCTGACGCTTTGCAGGGTCTGGATTTCAGCAAACTGGTATCCTCGCTTAGAGATTTGGGAGGCGCTTTCGGTGATTGGTTTGGCGCCATGGATCTGACCAAGGTGGAGGATTTGCATGATTTTATTCAGGGACTAATTGACGGCATTGCCGGTCTGGTCCGTGTAACAGAGGGCATGGTGGATGGTTTCCGGCCGTTCTTTACGGCGATATCGGATTTCCTGATATCGGTTGCCGACTCCGACGAGGAAACGCAGAAAATGACCGGCACCATTCTGGCTCTTTCCTCGGTGGTCGAAAAAGCGGGTCTTAGTTTTGTGGTGGCCGTTAAAGCGATCGACGAATACGGACTGAGCATATCCGGCGTATTCAACGTCATTGCCGGCGGCTCGCAGCTCGTTTGGAACCGCATTTCGCAGCTTGCCAATGAGGTTCAGCTAGCCTTCGTGACCATGGAAAAAGCTTTCCTTTCATTCGTCGACTTGCTCAGTTTTGGCGTGCTCGGCAAATTCAACGATTCTTTTAAAAATATGGTTGCGGTTGTCAATGAGTCAGGCGTCAAAATTGCCAAAAACATGAAGGAAAACGGCGAAGACGCCGGGCGTGGCCTGGATCGAATGCTGGACGGATTTAAGGCCCTTGGCGAACAGTCCGGTAAAGCGGGGAAGGAAGTCTCGCAGGCCGGCGATGAGATCGGAAAGATTCCCGAAAAGAAGAATACGCTCTGGCAGTTTGAAGGCGCCGACGAGATCAGGCAGTCCATTATTGATATCGGGAAAGAATTTGTAACAACCGGCGAAAAGGCCGAAAAATCCCTTCCGAAAGACGTAGAGAGAAACGTTATTGTCGGCTACGTGGAAGATGAAAACGGCCGGCGCGAAATCACGCAAAAAATTAAAACGGCGGTACCGGACGAAAAAAAGATTGACGTCAAGATGAATGACGCGGCGATTAAAGAGCAGGCCAAGACCATCGCCACCGCCCTGGAATGGAAAGCAAAGGTGGATATCGCCCAAGCGCAGGAATCGGCCAAAATTCTGGTTGCCGCGTTCGGGTCTCTCAATACGGGAATCACGTCCACGGGGACGCTGCTGGGAGGACTATTCAATAATCTTGAAAAAGCGCGGGGATGGGACCGCAATATTATCGAGGACCAGATTAAAATGGAAAACGAGCGGCGCCAGAAGGAATTTGACGCTCAGCAGAAGATAATAGAACAGCAGACGCAACTGAATGAATTGAAGTTGAAGCGGTATCAGGAAGGAAACTCCGCCATTTCCATCAGCGCCGAAGGATTGCAGCCGCACCTGGAAATGATTCTCTGGGAAATTCTGGAGAAGATACAGATCCGCGCCAACGAATCCGGCGCGGAATTTTTGCTGGGGATGTAAAAAATGATCGCGAACCATAATTATATAATAGGATTGGCCTCTTACACTTATGACACGGACGGCGATTTGATGATCGCGCCGCTATATGAAGACACATCGATCCGGGGTATGGAGCGCCGCCTGTCCCGTGTCAAGACGCTGGACGGCGGTTGCGTGATTACCGACGGCGGCCTAACGCCCGCTGACCGGTCTTTCACGTTAGTGTTCGAATCGGACAGCGCAATCTGGTCCGCCCTGCGCAATCTGGCCGCCGGATCATGGATTACCGTATCGACGGACGAGGGTTGTTTTCTTTCCAAGCTGGAACGAATCAACGAGCAAAACGGCAAGATCACTTGCGGTATTATGATTAAGAGCGATCTGACAAACTAAAGGAGGATGATATGGCAATCACTGTAACGTTAAGCAATCACTGGAGATACCAGCTTGGGAAAAAGATGGTGGATGTTTCCGCCGACACTTTTAAAATCATTTTGATGGACGACACATTTGCGTTTGACAAGGATGCGCACGCGACGCTGAACGATGTGATATCCAGTCCTTCACACGAGCTTCCGACGAATTACGGCTATACGCAGCAGAACAAGGCGCTTTCCGGCGGGAGCTGGGCGGAGGACGACACGGAAGACAAAGGGATCCGGACGTTTGATAATGTGACGTGGACGGCTTACGGCGGCAATATCGGTCCTACCGGCTGCGCGATTATATATGACGATACGACGGCGGATAAGACGGTGGTGGGCTGCATTGACTACGGAACGGATTATACGATTCCGGACGGCGCCAGTTTCCAGATTCAGGCCCCGAAGATTTCGGTTTAAAGAGGTAGCAAATGGCCGGAACATTTTACTCGCACAACACGAGAGACATCACACCCCAAATGACGTCGGAAAATACGCCGTCGCCGTGCATTGTATCTACTACATCTGAAGATACTGGGCAGGAGGGATGGAAGGCGTTCACCCATACCACAAATGATGGCGGGTGGCAAACTGGAGAAGGATATAGTGGCGCACACCCGGCATCTATTATATTTGATCTTGGAGAAGGAAACGCTAAGACTGTATCTAATTATACGTTAACATCTTTCCCTGATGCCGGTAAGAGTTGGAGTCTGTATGGCTCTAATAATAATACTGACTGGACATTACTAGATTCGCAATCATCCATAACCTTTAGCATGGCTTATCCTAATCAAGATGACCCGGCAATGATATCATTCAATATTGCCAGTCCGGCATCCTATCGATACTATAAAATCACAGAAACTCTTTACGATAGCTATGGAGGTTTTGCTGAAATAGAACTTATTGAGGAGGCAAGCGATACAATCATTACACCCGCTCCGCTTGCCGCGACACCGTTGCTTAACGTGAGCGATGTATTTTTGGGATCATCTATTTCCCCTGATCCGCTGGCTGTCTCCCCCGATTTATCGGCCGGTCTGCGTGTGGATCTGGCTGTTCCGGAATTGGCCGCGGCGGCCGCGCTTTCCGGTGGGTTGCTGGTTTCCATTCCCGCCGATTTGGGCGTTGTCGCCGAAATGTCGGTGGTGGCTTTATCTTCTTTTGGATCGTCGGATTTTGTCATTACGTATCTATGCCGCCTGACGCCGCGGGCGGGAAGCGCTTTTTCCGAAATTATTCTTCCGATGTCGTCGTTCCAGGGACGTTTTAAAAGCGGGGATCCCTCGTTCCTTTCAGTGGTTGTTCCGGGCGGAGATTACGCGCAGGCAATCAGTGATCGCAATGATCCGGATGATCCGCCGGAATTGTCTGTCTATATGGTCAAAGCGTTTGTCAACGGGAATGTAATATCGGAACGGCTGATGGCCGTTGACCTGGAAGACGTGAGGATTTACGAGGGCGCGACAAACGTGTCGATTGAGCTGGAAGGACACCGGACGGTGTCATATTCGCCCAAGGCGGTTACGCTTTCCGGCGCGTCTTATAAGAATTATTCCGCGGGAAAGCTCCGCTATCGCTGCGAGCCGGATTTGTATCTGCGCCCCGGCGACGTGGTGACGGTGGACGGAGAAACTTTCACGGCCGATAATATTTCCATCGCCATGGCGGTGAATGCGCAAACGATGGAAGTGGCGGAGAGCTAATGATGGGAAAGGGAACCATCACAGCCGGAGGGTCCCAGGGTCTTTATACGGTTACGCTGGAGTTATCCCGCGAACGGATCGCCGCGGCTATCGCTAAAATGACGTCCGGAATCGCGGAACTCGAAGAGAAGATCACGGCGATAGAGGCGCTGATTGACGCAAAAGAGGCGGAAATAACCGCATTGGCCGCGCAAATTGCAATTTATGAAGCGGATAAGGAGAAGTATCAGCGCGAATATTGCGCGGCGCTGGAGGATATGGTCAAGCTGATTGCGTCCCGCGACGCTTATGTGCATCAGAAAAATATGGCGGTTTTACAGAAGACGGCGCTTGCGGCGCGGATTGCATACCTGGGAAGGGCAACGCCCGCTGATCCTTCCGTCGCGGCCTGGTGCGCGGATCTGACGGAAGATCTGACGGGTTCGGTAGGAACAATAGAAGTTCCCGGCGAGCGGGGCGCCGTGATTATCCAGCCCGGACATAATGGGAACGCGATCTATGCCGCGGCGCGAGACGGACAGTTGCAGCCATCCATCGCCGGGGATCCGTCGGCGGTATTTTATAATTTGGCGATGCTTCCGGGTTGGCAGAAATGGAAGCCGACGTATCGCGTGGGGGTGATTACCGCCCTGGATACGGATGCCGATACATGCAGTGTTACGCTGGATGAGGCGTTAAGCTCGGCGCAGGGGCTGAATATCAACCAGGGCGTCAGCCTTTCGAATGTCCCGATCACATATATGACCTGCAACGCCTCTGCGTTTGCGGTGGGAGACCGCGTGGTGGTCAAGTTTACCGCACAGGATTTTTCGGCGCCAACGGTTGTCGGGTTTGAAAGCAATCCGCGGGGCTGCGGATGGCTGGAGCCATGGGATGATTCCAGTCCGGCGCTGCTTTGCAAGAATCATCAGTGGACCTTTGAATATGGACAGGAACATTATCGGGAATTGTGCCCGACACTGCCGGCGGATCGAACGGCGACGCTTGGAAAGGCATTATTGGAAATTGCAAATGGTGTTCTGAAAATTGATGTTGAGGCAAATAGTCAATTTTGGATGCCTGGCAAAATAGATCTGGATTGCAGCGGATCGGACGCTCCAAATTTGAATAGTATGACGATGAGGATTAAATCGAACTGCATTGGAACCGGCGCATATGGTTACGGGTTCTGCGTGTATATTAAAGACAGTAGCGGCAACGGACAGTATTTGGCCTTTGGTGGGTATGTCAATGTTGGAATCATCAACGGGGTTAGCAACGACGTCGGGTTGGGCGACGGGACGGAAAAGATAATTGATTTGTCTATCTATCGCCCGGCGCCGGGTGTTGGATTTTCGAAAGGACCGTTGCAGCAATTAACTTTTGAGGCCTGGGCCGGAAAAATCGGATCTAAGGGCGTTTGGAATATTGATTTTATAGAAATATTATAAAACGGCTTTATTACGATGATATTATGAAAAGGAGGAACAACAAATGCCTAAAATAAGTCAATACACGGCCGTCACGACGCCCGCGGATACGGATGAGCTGGTGGTAAACCAGGATGGCGTGACGAAGAAAGTGACGCTTTCCACGCTGAAATCGGCGGGTGGGTTTGCGCCGTATGCCAAAAACAATTTAAGCGGGGCGGGTGTTCCAGGCGCCGGCGATGATTCTTCCGCCGGCTACGCGGCGGGATCGATCTGGATTGATGTAACGGCCAGTCCCATGGAGGCGTACCACTGCGCGGACGCGACGCCGGGAGCGGCGGTCTGGCTGAAAACAACGTTGACGATTGATGAGCTGGGGTCGGGCGCACTCCGTGCAATCGACGCGCCAACGGCGGAAAACGATATGCTTTTCGGCTCGCCGTCTCCGTTTGGCGCCTGGGTGAAAAAGACGCTGGTCCAGGCAAAGGCGATCCTTGGCTTGGGCGGATCAGTTCCGGCGCCCGCGGCGGAAAACGATGTTATTCTGGCATCGGGATCGCCTCTGGATTGGGTAAAATCATCCATTGCTGATTTTAAGGCGCTTTTGCACGCGGCGCCTGGAGCCATTGGCGGAACGACTCCCGATACGGGAACCTTTACGACCGTGACGGCTGATAAAATTGTTGCCACAAATGACGTAGCTGATACAACGCTTTCCGGCACGCCGAGAGTGTTTGTAATTTACGATGGAGCGACGCCTTATTATTTTAAGGCATATCCGACAAAACCATAAGGAGGGAAAAATGAAAGGCTATCCAAAACATGTTGCAACGAAGCAGGATTTTATCAATCTGCTGGAAGACCCGGGATATATCGTGCAGGCGCTGGAAGATTTGAAACTTATCCGCGATTTAGATGATGATAAGGCGTCACGAACGATCTCTATCAACGAGGAAACTGGTGAGGCGACAACGGAAGAAATTGACAATCCGATGCCTCTTTGGAAGGTAAAGGGGTTTTCGTCTCGACAGGAAGTGGCGGATTTAATATCGGAGGTGGAAAATGGCTAACTCCAAAGTAACCAAAGATTTAAGCGACAACATAAAAGCAGCGGCGATTCTGGCTGATTTTTTCGGCTATCGCACGGCTTATACCAATGTAGCAGGATCACGCGGCGGACAGTTGCTGAATGATAAAAGCGGCAACGGAAAGGTTGTGACGTTCAAGGGATCGAATAGTATTCCCCTTAGAATTGGCGACAACTGGTTTTTCTGCGATACAGACGCAGACATCACTTTACCCACTGATCTGGATGATTATGTTGCCGACGCTGTGCAGGAAGATGGGACTGGAACATGGACAGCAAGTGCGAACGTTACTTTTTCCACTGACGCCGATCAAGTAAAGTTGGCCATTGATGCGGCCTTCACGACCGGCCTCTTGGCATATAAAGACATCACGCAAAAAGATATGTCGGCTGCTGGAATCGATGCAATCTCTTTTCTGATCAAGCCGTCGGTTCATCTCGGCGCTGGTGTTTTGAGGCTTTGCATTGATGAGGATTCCGGATGTGCATCGCCTTCGTATCTTCCGCTTCCGCCATTGACGGCTAATGTGCTGACCAGAGTGATATTGCCGCTGTCTGGCATTGCGGCTGCCGATAGGGATGCTGTTATTTCTATTGGTCTTGATGCGGCCTCTGATCCAGGTGCAATTAATATCTGGCTGGACGACATTAAGACGACCAGCGTAAAAGCAGGAACGGATTATTTTATTTATGCCTGCGATAATAGCGGGACTCTGGTGTTTAAGGTGTCCACGTCAAACACTTATCCGGCTGGTTTTACCGCGGCGACATCGCGTAAGATTGGTGGATTTCACACGCTGGCTCTGGCAGTCGGAACGATTGCCGACAACTGGCTGAGCGGATACGACACGGCAGAAATTAATCCCTACAGTATTTGGGATTTAAAACACAGACCAAAACAATCCCCTGCTGGAATGTCTTATTGTCCGTTAGATGGACTCTGGAAAGATATTTACCTGCAAAGTGGAACTGGATTAAACACGCAGTCTGTCAATGGTGGTGTTATCACTGATACCCGAAACTGGAATGACCATGTTGAAGACGGTGGTGCGGCAGGTAAGAGATTGATGAACGATGCTGAATTTCAACTTGGCATGGAAGGATCAAATAAAAAAACAAATATTCTGGGATCGGCTGATCCGGTAACAACTGGGCCGCATATTGATACGGCAGGACGACGGATGATTTCCAATATTGGGCTGGAAGACGGATGTGGCGTTATGTATCAATGGCTATCCGATCAGTCATATCGCTTTGATGGTGGAGCATTGTCCATTGTGGCTGCATCGGCGACGATTGCGCTGACGCATGACGCGGCTCCTGGTGGAAATCCAATTTATGTTAAGTTTGGCGCAGATGGAAATCCGTATCTCTGTTGCAACATTGCTACAGATACGGCAGATAAATGGCTCACATTTGGCAGTGCCTATACAATACTGCTAAAACATGACGCATCAGCGGCAACAGGAGGTTATCAGGTTTATTTCGATGAGGATGCAACTCAACCTTCCAGATTGCTGGCCGCCTTATCAGGGCTAAAAGATGTTTATATACCTACATCCAATCCGCAAAGATTTTTGAAGATTACATACAACGCCGCTCCAGCAACACCTGGAGTAGCGATTTCGTACGACGGCGCAGATGAACGGATTGAATTTATATCACCTACCCCTGCCAACGGCACGGCTGATCTTGCTCTGCTGACCTTTGTTGATCCTGGCTGGAGTTATCAAGATTTGGGAAGTAACAAGGGATCGTTATATAAGCAGGGGGTTTATGGTGATGTTAAGCTTCTTGCGGGCGGCGCTTGGGCGTATTCCCCGAATTGCGGCTCGCGGTTTCGGTATGCGGCTATCTATCGCTGGTATCCGTATTCGACTCTCGGGGCTCGCTTTGCGTCGGAGCCAATGTGAGTTGCATAAAAACGAGTAAACGGCGGCGCGTCACACGCCGCGAAATTTTAGGCTGGAGGATCATGCGTAGGAGCTTCTTGCGGGCGGCAATTGGACGAATTCCACGAATTGCGGCTCGCGGTATCGGAATGCGAATAACTATCGCTGGAATACGAATTCGAATATCGGGGCTCGCTTTGCGTCGGATACAGGACATAGCGGCAACTCCACCTGGCTGGATCCTCTGGCCTTGTCCATTGCGGGCAAAATACATGACGGAGGTTGCCGGGAGCTAGTAGGGAAACTGGAAGTTCCCGGCAATAATTAAAAAAATGAAACGATACGGAAAATTGTTTGAGAAAATCACAGATCCGGAAAATATCCGTCAGGCATTCCGCGAAGCCAAACGCGGGAAAAAGAAGACTGCCGTCATCCGCCGGTGCGAAGAGAATGTTGACCAGGTGTGCACGAAAATCCGCGAGATGCTGATCAATAAGACGTTTACGACTTCGCCTTATCGGACCATGTTTATTTATGTGCCGAAAACGCGCCAGATATTCGATCTTCCATTCTTTCCTGACAGGATTATTCACCACGCCCTGGTGCGCGTCCTGGAACCGATTTGGACCGGTTTCTTTATTTCCGAATCATATGCGTGTCTTCCAGGCAAAGGCATCCACGCGGGGAGCCGCCGCACGATGGAATATGTCCGAAAATATAAATACTGCCTGAAAATGGATATCAGCAAATTTTACCCGTCCGTTGATCATGATGTTTTGATAGCGATTATTCGGCGCAAGATAAAATGCCCCGATACGATCTGGCTGATGAAGAATATTATTTACAGCGTTCCGGACGGAAAGAATGTACCCATCGGGAATTATACCAGCCAGTGGCTGGGGAATTTATATCTCAATGACCTGGATCAGTTTATCAAACATGAATACCATGTAAAAGCCTACATCCGGTATTGCGATGATTTTTTGATTTTTCACGATGATAAAAGATACCTTGGCGCTATGGCCAAGACTATCGAGGAATTTCTGGCTACCCGGTTGAAACTGCGCATGAGTAAATGCGACCTGTTTCCGGTTTCCCGCGGAGTTGATTTTCTGGGCTACCGGCATTTTCCGGAATACATTCTGCTGCGTAAATCGACGGCCACAAGGATGAAGCGCCGCCTACGTGTTCTTCCTGATCTGCTGGCCAGACATAAAATTACCGCGGATCAATACCGCGCTACGCTGGCATCGATCACGGGATGGCTTAAATGGTCAAACAGCCGGAATCTGCAACTGCATCTCAAATTGGACCAATTACGAAAGGCGGTGGAAATTAATGGAGGAGAAACCCAAACGGTTCAGTGATTTTGCAATAGGACATTTGCCGCTAGACGGCGAAAAGCTAAAAATGGAAGAAATATTGGGTAAGGAAATCGAAGTGCTTGCCGTTAGGGTGGCTCCCAGTAAATTCGCAGGGAAGGGAGACTGCTTATGCTTGACAATTCAGTTTATATTGAGCGGAAAAAAATTTGTGGTCTTTACAGGATCCGGAATACTCGCCGAACAGGCGAAATGCTACCAAGCGGAAGTTCCATTCCTGACAACTATTAAACGTATCGATAGGTATTACTCGTTTACATGAAAATGACGCTCCCATGATCCATGGCCATGGACATGATTTATCCCCGGATGCACATATAGAGACACAAGATGCCGACGACGATGATGAGGCCGATGGCATATCCGCCGTAATCATGGCGCGCTCCACAGTACGGGCAGCGCCCGGCGCCCGAGCTAATTTCTTTGCCGCATTCCTTACATGTTTTTAAAGCCATAATTTTCCCCTGTTAGATGTGACTTATTTCTCGCTTAGCCCGAAAGTCAAAATAGATGACGTTCATGGCGCGCGCGGCAGTTAACCAGCGTCCGCAAGCGCATCCCACAGATCATTCTCATGGACGATTATAATTCGGGCGCCATTTTTTCGATAGTTAACAGCTTTTTCAATCTTTCGCCCATAACAAGAGAAGGCCCAGCACTGATTTCCGGCACTGCACACGATAAGGTAGTTTAGATTTTCTCTTACGTTGCCAATTATCGTCCCGCCCACGTTTTTAATCTTGCAAACGATCTCATTGCGTGTAGCCTTATTAGATTCACCGGTTATACAAAATGATTTATTGTCGAACATGATATCTGGGCAACTTGCGCATACACCCGAAATAGAAAGATGTTGGGTTCCGTATATCTCGTTCGACAGTCCGCTTGATATGGTCAGGTCTTTAAAAAACGCTTTAAGTATTTCCCGTTCTTCATTATCAATCTTACCATCCGTCAGGATCGTGGTTAACAGGCTGTCGATTTCATCAAACGGAAAACATCCCTTTAGATGTTCATTCTCTGATACCCATTTATATAAATTTTTAATTTCTATATCAGACAAAATTCCGTCAGCAAGAATTCCATGCAATAGTCCATGCAGACGCTGAATATCGGAAGTAAGTGAATCGTAATAAACATTGTCTGTTTTGTAATTATTTAATAACCATAAGATATCATCCTTGTCTTCGATGGTGATCATGCTATTGTTCAGGATGATATCAATCACGGGTAATATTTCATTGAAAGGATGTCTATGTTGATACTGGATATGTTGCTTATACCACCTTGCAAGTGCATTTGCTTCGTCCTCGTTGATGATGGAATCTATCGCGATTCCTTTTAGAATGCCTTCAAGGATATGAGCCTCTTTGTCAAAATTCATTTTGTTTACATAATGAATATAAGCAGGTTTTTGCATAGTTTTCTATTTAAATACCTTCCATGGCCGATAGATAGTGCATTTGCCGTGATATTCCTTTTCAGGACCGGTCAACTTCACGATGATTCTTTTTGCTGTTCCGCCAGCTCTTCCTGGCAAATTGTCGCTTCGTAGTAGGCCAAGATGATATCCTTGAGAGCTGTGCTGTATGCAGTGTTCGACCTTAACACGGCTTTCATTTTATGGACCAAATCGGCGGTATTAATTTTTGGTTGATAGGCGGTATCGGTATCAAATACAGGACTGGACAGGGTTGCCGACGTTTCATATTGTTCGTTTTTCATATTTCCCTGGCCGGTTTTGATCCAATCAATATTAATTTTTCGCTTATAAAGCTCAGATTCTATAAGTTTAAAAAATGTTCCGCGATCAATATATCCATTTAAATTCTGCGGAGAAATATTTAATAAAGCTGCGATATCATTAACCTTATTGCAGTTAAAGGCTATCATCGCTCTTTTCAATATTTCACTTTTAAATATTTTTTTCATTTTTCCTGAAAATAATACTTGACAATTAAATGTAATTCATTTATTAATGCTCCCAACATGAAAACAGCCATCTTTTGGAGATGATATGGCAAAACCAAAAATTCCCTTCATCAAATAACGAGGAACTTAGTGCATGGTAAACAATAATCAATACATAGTCAACAGAAAAATAATCATGCTCCAAAAGGGGCATAGCCTTGATTCGCTGTCTGAACACGTCGGACACACAAAACAGGCCGTGTCGCAATCTATCCAGGGGCGCAGCACGTCGCTGCGTATCCACCGGAAGATCGCCGACGTTCTTGATGTCCGCCTGGTGGATTTCTGGCCGGAGCTTTACGGTGATGTCAATAAAGTTTCCCATGATTCAACTGTAGAGTCGCGGGAGCAAATTGTAAATTAATAATCGGAGGCGGATTATTAAATGAAGACGATCAAAGAATGTTTGTATGACACGATCCATCGCAACAAGAAGCCACTAAAACTGATCGCCGAGGAAATCGGCATCAGCGAATCCTACCTTACCCGTAGCGCTCTCCCGGATACTGAAGAATCCGACACCGGAACGGGCTGCCGGTTCCCTTTAAAAAAGCTGGTCCCGCTTATCCGGGCGACCGGAGATTATTCCGTGCTCGATAATATTGAGCACAATTTAGGCCGGTTCGGCGTGGCGCTGCCGCCTCCAGTTGCCGCGCCGCCGGCCGATGTTTGCCTGCAAACTATGAAGGCCGTCGCCGATTTTGGCGATCTGGTCCGAACGGTTTATCAGGCGATTGCCGATAATAAAATCAAGCCGAATGAACGCGATCAGATTTTGGGGGGCGGATACAAGACTGTCCAGTCGATTCTTGTTTTGATGTCCGCCGTCAAGGGGAAGGAACTGTAACGATGCCGGCAGAAATCAAAAATATGAAAAAAAGCGCCGTCCACACGATTATCCTGCAGGAAGCGGAAATTGCCAGGCTGATAAAACGCAACCAGGAGTTGGAATCAGCTCACCGCGTCCTGTATGTCATCAACAGACGGCTCCGGTTGCAAATCAAAACACTGGAGCGGAGAGAAAACGAGTTATCGAACATAAATATTTAAGGCTGTCATTCCCGCGCAGGCGGGAATCCAGGAACGCAGATGGCAGGACAATTAACGTTGAGCAATAATTCTGATTTAATACAGGTTTTGAAAAATGCCCTTTACCGCGCTGATCGTCGTATTGAGAATGCTAAAAAGGTCATTGACGATGCGGAGTACGAAAAAATCGGACTGAAAAGAGAATTGCTTGATCTTGGCGTGGAGTTACCGCTTGGGGAATGAACATGGCCAAAAAAAGTATTTTCCGAGAAGTAAACGATGGCGACGATTGCACGGATATCATTATCCGCTGTATAGCTTATGTGGCTCTCGCCGGCGCCGCGATGATTATACTGAGCGCCGGGTGGTCGATCATCCAACGTGAATTTATGTGGTGAAAAATGGCTCCACTTACTGAAGAAACAGCGTTATTATTGATCCGCAAAATCGATTTGTTTTTGTCGGCGTTTGGCCTGTCCGATGTCCGCCGTCGCCCGCAAATCGAACTGGTACACGAAGCGGAAAACGATTTTATGAAATTCAAACGCAAACGGGAGGCACAGCCGCATGACAATCAAACCCGTATATCGTAACGGCCGCCCGATACCGGGCGTTTATGACGTTTATATCAAGTTTGGCCCGCACGACAAAGACCGTTTCCGCCGGCGTAAAAAATTCGCCGATGATTCAGAGGCCCAAGCCTACGAAAACGATATGCGCCGCCGTCTTGGGCTGGAGGCTAAAAAACCATCCCCGTTCACGATCAACGCCATCGCCACAAAATACAAAGACTGGATGAGAAATCACATCGCGGGAAAAAATGATAAGCCCCGTATGCTGGATAATTACGTTCTGCCATATTTCGGCGAGTTTTTTCCATCAAACCTGACGTCTCAGTTGATCAACGCCTATCAGGAAAAAAGGCTGGCAATGGCCCTGAATAAGTCCGTCGTCATCGCCGGGAAAAAAGGCCTACCCATCCCGAAAAAGAAACCGATTCATCGCCAGATTAACCTTGAACTGCAAGCCATGAGCACTATGATTGATTGGGGTGCGGCCCAAAGCCCGGCGCTGTGCGGAAAACTTGACTTTACATTCGATATGCTTCCTTACAAGCGCCAGATCCCGCTGGTTGCCACGCGCGACGAAGTCAACGCCATTATCAATGCCGCATCCGATCTGTTTCATAAAAGTCTTTTTTCCGGATTATATGAGGCTGGCCTGCGATCAGAAGAGGCCCGCACACTGCGGCCGATGGATGTAAATGTCGAAAGCGAAGTGATCCGCGTCCGCGGTAAAGGCAACAAGACCCGCATGGTGCCGCTAAGCGCGGAAGGCCGATTCCTTGGACTGTTGAAGGAACGCCTGGCCGAAATCGAAAAACTTCAAAAGGAAGGAAAAGATACGGGAGAATTTATCTGGGGCAATATCGGCTCATTCAAGACGGCATTCAACGGCGCAAAACGCCGCGCCAAAATCACCAGGAAGATTACCCCGCACGTATTCCGGCATTCTTTCGCATCGCACCTGCTGGAAGCAGACGCGGACATCCGCGATATTCAGGAAATGATGGGCCATGAGGATATTGCGACCACGCAGATCTACGCCCACACAACGTTTGCTAAAAATAAAAAGCTCGTGAATCGGGCTTTTGGGAAGATTTAGGCCAATATGGGCCAATATTCCCGCTCTTTGAGCTTTTTATAAGTCTGTAAGTGCTTGAAATATGGAGCCGATGCCCGGATTTGAACCGGGGACCTACTGATTACGAAATAGTTCGCTCACCATTCAAGCACAAATAATCATTTAATATTATTGCTATGTAACTTTGGCCCTAGGGCCAACCAATGTTTTTTTGCGTGTGGCCCTGGCCGGCGTCAGGGGAATAAAAACCTCAAACGAAAGGGTGAATTAAAAAATCACTGCAACGTATGATCGTCCGCGCCGGCGGACGTTAAAAAACAAGTTACCTGATTATTGATGAAAAGATGAAAGGAACCGGTATGAATAAAAAAGCCTCTTCATTGGCACTATTAAACGCATTAGCAACGGCACAACTATTTAATCAGCGAAGAGTGAGCGGCATCCGCGGTCCCAGAAAAATAAAAGTTAAAAAACAAAGAAATTATAAAATGGGCGGGCACAATGGCGAAAAGGAAATGGCCCGGCGGCGCAGGCAAATAATGTCTGGGATGCTGAAGCGAGAAAATGGACTGCAAATTAGTTAAAATTGGAGATCGTTATGAATAATCCATTTAAACAGATTCTGATCAATTTTCGGAACGCGGCGATCATGTTTGGAATAGTTTTAGCTGGAATGATGATCTGGGGTGTCTATCATCCGGAAATCCAGGACGCCATCCGAACGGCGCAAAATATTCTATTTGGAGGATTTTAAAATGGAACATACACCGGGGCCGTTTGAAGTACGAAAATTTAATGACACAAAAAGCACATCAATATACGCGGATGGTGTGAATCATTCTATCGCGTCTGTAAAAACTCCCGCTGACGCAGCCTTTATCGTCCACGCCTGCAACTGCCACGATGAACTTCTGGCAGCGTGTAAGCGCGCCTTGTCTTTTTTGCACATTGATGTTCCGCTCGGCACGGGGAATGACCACGAACTTATGCAATGTCAAATTGCACTACAATCCGCAATCGCAAAAGCAGAGGGAAAAACATGAATCGCTATGGAATCTTTGAAGCCCAGCGATTATTAAGGCGCGCCAACGAAATCAATCCGGAGAGCGCCGCTTTGGCCGTCAAGGCTATGCAGCAACTGGCAGAGGCGCACATTATCCCGACGCACGCCATGTATTACATCAACGAGGCCCTCCCCGGCGCCTCACAAACCGACAAAGAAAGAGAGGCACTGACCTCATGAATATTTACATCGCAGCATCCTGGAATAACCAGCACGCAGTTGATATGCTCACGGTCCGCCTTCGCTACTTGGGGCATGAGGTTCACAGTTTTGTCGAAAACAATAATTATGAGTATGAAAGAAATGTTTTGTTTGATGAATGGGTGTGGTCCGCGGAAGGGAAACAGTCGTTTGAATTTGACACGTCCGGCTGCATAAATTCCGACCTGGTCATTTATGTTGGACCGTCCGGATGCGACGCATGGGCGGAAGTTGGCGCAGCCTGGGCTGCCGGCACAACTGTCTTCGGTCTGATATCGAAAGGAGAACAGATCGGCCTTATGCGACGCATGGTCACCTGGTTTAGAAGCGTCGATAAACTGATCGAGGCAATTGGAAGTCAAGAAACGCCAAGGGATTGATGAGTGATGAAAGAAAGTAAGTATCTGGAATATTTCAAGGCTGGCCACACCGGGAAAACAGAGGTTTATGACGTTTTGTCGAAGTCCTCTGGCGCTGTCCTTGGGCACATCAAATGGTATGGTCCATGGCGACAATATTGCTTCTTTCCGTCGCCTAAGACGGTTTTTAATCCAGATTGCCTTAATCACATCAATACATTTATCGGCGAACAAATGGCTGAAAGAAAGCTGGTGAAGAAACGGCCTTGGCAAGTTGGTGTTTTCGACATCCGCCGCTGCCGCGTCTGCGGATGCACGGACGACGATTGTCATCAATGCATCGAAAAAACCGGAGAGCCGTGTCACTGGGTTGAATATGATCTATGTAGTTCTTGCGTTATGGAATCGTAGATGAAGCAGTCTTGCCCGAAATGTCAAAGCCAGAACACTTATTCAGATGGTCCGGAGATGGCCTGCCTGATGTGCGGAAAGCGCTGGCTGATCAATGGGCAAAAAACTTTAATGATAAACAAGGTCACAAGGAGAGAACGTATGGCACAAAATAAAAAATCACCATCCCGATCTCGGAAAGCAGCGCTTCGATGCTGATTCCAATCACGGCTGCGGGTAAAAAGGGCACTTGCAATAATTGTGGCCGCGAAAAATACATTGCGGATAAAAATGGCTATTGCGGAATCTGCCACACCGCCGTGAAGGGTATGGATCCGGGAAGTGTCACATACATAGCCGTCCTAGACGCGATCAAAGACCGCATTAATGCGCCTGGATTTAAAACCAGACCGGCAAAACAGAAGAATGTGGACCGCAAACCTGCAATCGCACAATCAATGTCACCAGAGAAGATTAATGAAGTTAAAACACACGTTCGCTCATTGCCCATCAAACATGATGGCGATTCAGGAACATCCAAGATCATGGCAACATTGCGGATTGAACGTGAAAACCTTCTGGCGCAAGTAAGAAGGATAGATCAAGCCATATCATTGTTTTCATAGAGAAATAACTCCGCGCTAGGATGACCTACATTGAACGATTTCAGTCAAACACTTATGATTGCATGGGTTGAAACTATAACGAAATCACATAAAGTATTTCAGTGGCAGCTTCCTGCCGCCCCGCAACCCCATAATAAAAATGAAATCAACTATCACTGGTCGAGATTATGTAGCGGGTCCTTCCCGTGT